TTTACTCGCAATTTCATTTTTTGACTTAGGTACAGCTTTCCCCGCTTCATGCACAAGTCGGCTACGCCGATTTAGAGATTTGTTCTTGTTATTTCTAATAACTGCTATAGAAACCGGTAGCGGCATGAAAGTTTTTCAGCTAAACAGTATTCTGTTATTAGTTGAGCAAAACGGTTAAAACATGCCACTGCGCGCAAAAATAACTTTTTCGAAAACTTGAAAAGTTTATTTTACATTTATTTTCGCTTGACTTTTTTATATTGAACGACTATAATTTGATATGACCCCAGCACTTTATGACTATGTTCCGGTTTTTGATTTTAAACTGTTTTGCAATAGTGTCGCATTGCGGGATAAAATGACGTTTCAAATAGCATCTGTTAAATGTCGCTATGTTGGCGAACTTCTTAATATGGAACCGAACACATTTAGTAAAGATGTTTTAGATGAAATTAAACGAATTATCCCATTATTATAATACGGCAGCCATCTTCAAATGAGAAAAACACGGATCGAACATGCTTTTAAGTGGGTATGTGAAAAATGTTATAAAGCAAATTATTTTACACCAATGAAAACACTGATAACTCCAGAAAATTTAAATGAATTGATGGAAAAAACAGGTTATGAATTAGATGATATCGAGGATGAAATCGGGGGCGAACTTAATGATCATGTTGCAAATGGTCATATTTATGTAGAATCGTATGATGGTACTGTTATTTGCGAAAATTGCAAAACAGAATTTGAGATACAAGACCCGTACGAGGAATAATGAAAAAATTAACATTGCACTTGGACGATATCGGTCATATTCAGGATATACGAAGAATGACCGGTAGTGAAGATACCGAATGGATAAAAATGGCTTTTGCCGTTTACTGGCAGTTATTAGCCGATAATCCGGATAATGTGGTTCGTTTTATTGGGGATAACGGCCAATTAATAAGTATGGGATTAACACCAACTGCTGATAAGATATTGCGTGGAGAGGAAAGTTGATGACTGAGAAGGTTCGTAATCATCGAGCAACCTGTTCTTACCCTCTTCGTCGCGTAATTGAATCACGTTTGACATGGACAGGTAATCCGCACCAACCATCAAATTGTCCGGGAAGCTATCATTTTTTGGATGAACTGCTTGAGTGCGGGCACAGAATAGAGGTTCGACCAATTAGACCCGCAAAACGGCGTCGATGTTTTGATTGTCGAGAACGCGGATAACACTGCCATCAGGGCAAAGATAACTGTTGAATCAGCAATGGCATGTTGCAGGTTAAATGTAGCTAAGAAGATTGATGAACTATGAATGAAAACCAACAAAAAAAGCAGACTGTTTCCGGTAAATCGATTGGTTGGTTTGAATGCTACCATTGTTGTGAATGTGTTTCTGATATCTAGAAAACAAAAAAAGATTTGTTAGGCTATTGCGAAAAACACGGTAATAGCCGAAGTGAGATTTATCCGGAGTACGATAATGATTGAGTATTTATTGCAGAATTGCAGCGGTGGATACGTTGGAAACTCCCCGGTATTTTGGCGAGATGGCGGAAGCGGGTACACACATTTAATTGACGAGGCGAAACGGTGGACTAAAGAGGAAGCAGAATTGCAGATTCGCTCAACGCGAGGTTCGCACACATGGCAGATGTGGTCTGTTGCGGAAATCGAGGCAGTCGCGAAACGAACGGTTGACATTCAGGATTTGCGGAAGTTGGTTGAAGTATCCGCGTAATATCATCATCACAAAAACGCCACGTTGACCGAGTGGGCCGTATAATTGCGGATAGTATCAGGAAGTTGGGGCCAAGCCCTGAATTCGTATATCCGTGGAACGTCGTGGATTATTTGAGTCAGAACACTCCAAATTACGGAGCATTAAAGGAAAAAGGTTGATAACATAATTATTCACAATTTATTTTGTTTTTGGGGTTTTATTATGTCTATGAATTGGTCAGTTTATATTGGTCCGTATTTGACCGTACCAAGGGATAGCGGGTTTGATTGGATGCTTTGGGATTCATTAGTATGTGATGGACGCGGTGAATCTGGAGTTAATGAACCAAATCTTATTTTAATCCCCAATAGTAAGCTAGAAGGTGTAGAAAGAATAATGAATATTGATTGCTATGCAGAACATAAAATCTCCCAGATTAATCCGGCAACGATCGTAAAAGAGTCAGCAGCTTTTTCACGGCTTGTAACGAATATTATTAAGTGGTTCGACAGTCGTGAAATTGAAATACATGAAGCATGGGGTGTAGTGTCATGTTGGTCTTGATTTTTGTATGACATTAAAAAACTTGACTTTTAACTGTAAAACGTATATAATTATAATTGCAGGTTTACAGTCACTATTCAATATAAAGCAGTTAAAATGCCTTCCATATTCGACTCATATCGCGATGTAACTGGTAAAGAATTACCCGATCCAGTACATTTAGCACCCAATGAAAAAATGGTTTTGGCTTATTTTCTTACTGAAAACGGCGAAAGCAAGGTTGCAGTTGCCCGTTTCTTTAATGTTTCACGACAGACTATTTATGACTGGCGGGCCAGAATACTTCAAGAAGAGATAATGGAGTTGGAATGCAAAACACAGTTGGAACTGTTTGCTGAAGAACTCTGTAATCTTAAAAACACAAGAGATGAAATTAAGAAACAAGCCAATAAACTTAAAAACAGTGATTCAAAAACAGAAAACAATCGTGGCTATGCAGAGATGCTACGCGCTCTTCATAATTACGATAAGCTGATTATCGAGCTATATACAAAAACAGGTTTGATTGCAACAAACGATTCATTTGCCCCAGATAGCACTATTAAATCACGTAGTGGCGAGGATTCCGCAAATGCTGAATTGGATGAATTAAACTCTGAAGAACTTACAAACCGTCTTGTCGGACTTCTGACCAAGAAAACACCTTGCTTATTAAGAACTCCGCTTAAAGACGCTAAAGATAATTTAGTTATCTAACAGCAATATGTGTTTTGCGGGCGATTTTGTGGAGCAGAGCACGACAGAAGCAAAACGCTTGTGGAGCCGGTGTAAGATTTTATAAATAGAAAACAACCAGCTATGAAGCAGGAATTCCCGTTTGGGGAGTATCAATAAACAACATGTCGTTGGATATAATAAAAGATATTGGCGAGTTTTCTGATAATCAGAAAATATCTTTTATTAAGAGGCTTGAAATCCGCGATATTATGCTAAAGTTTGTTACCAGTTACCACCGTAATGCAAACGGTGGTCGCATGGAGTTTGATTCATTTTCCTACATGATAGAATTATATGAGGAAGGTGCATTACATCAAGAATTGTGCATCATGGCTGGTACGCAAATCGGCAAAACAGACTGGCTGATTATCTATATTTTAGCAGCCGCCTATTGCGGTTTGAATGTTTTTTACATTCTTCCAAACGCTTCTATGCGAGACGATTATGTTCAAGAGAAAGTCTTATCGAGGCTTAAATATGTGCCGGAATACAACAACATTTTGAAAGATTCTGCTGCCAAGAATAAAGGGCTTATACAGTTTGGTAGAGGTATAATAAAGTTTGTTGGCGCAGAATCAGATAGCGATATGACAAGCTTTTCTGCTGATATTCTTGTTGTTGACGAAATTGATGAAGTTAATAATCTTAGGAATCTTGAAGTTGCTGACGGTCGCTTAGGAAACTCGATACATAAATTTAAGCGGTATATCTCCAATACGTCAACATCGAAGCGGATTAATATATATCAATTACGAAAAATCCGATAAAAGAGTTCGTAAATTTCCATGCGATAAGTGTAATAACTTCTATGAGATAGTTCTTGAAGAATCAATAGTAAAAGAGATTCACGATGAGGAAGGTAACATAATAAGCAGAGTACCGCGAGATAAGGATTGGAAGCCCGGAAGTCTTGTTGATATGCAATGCAAATGTCCAAGGAAAAACGAAAAAGGAGAAAATTGCTGTAACGGGAATCTACTTCGTAACGACAGTAGAGCCTATTGGGAAGTTACCGCAGTTTCTGAATTTGGTTTGGTCGGTTATAAAATGCCGAGTTGGATATCACCGAAGACCAGTATAGCCAATGATGTTTATCGTAAATACATGGAATCTATCGGAAATCCTAAAAAAGAATACGCATTCCATAAAACAGTTAAAGCAGAACCTTACGATGCGTCGGGTCATAAGATACCCCAATCAACACTTCAACGTTGTGTTAAGAAGGATTATATATTTGATGTTAAATCTGAACCCGATTGTGCTTACTCTGTCTTCAGCCATCCAGGTCCGAGTTATATGGGAATTGACATAAACTCGGAGAATTTCGATATATCTGTTTCATCAGCAGATTCTGAGAATCCAAAAAATCAAAAATTGCTATACATAGGAAAATTAAATTCCAATGAAGGTGTTGGCCGTCTTAATGAGTTAGTTGATCGTTATAACATTGAATGTTGTGTTGTCGATAAACAAGAAGCAATCATGTCTAAACAAATTCAAGCAGAGCTAAATTGCCCTGTTTGGCGTTGTCATTTTCCAAGCACACCAACTTCAGAAGAACGTTTTAACCATGAAGCGGGAATTTATAACATAGTCCGTACGGAACTGTGCGATTTAGCGTATGCCGAATTACGCTCAAGAGGTATTGTTCTTCCAGAGAATTATGCAGAAGTTTTTGAGGGTGCATATATGAACGAAATGATGGCAATGCATAAGGTTTTTAAAGAAAACGAAAAGACAGGTAAGTTTATTGGAAGTTGGATCAGTAATCAGGCAAATGACAGTTTTCTTTCCAATGCATACCGACATTGCGCGTATCGCATGTGCTGCGATTCAGTTTTACGCGGTTCTGATTGTGTTTATACAGGTTAGTTTTTAATATTGGCCCGGCCAATTCAAGGAATATAATAATGCCAGAGTATCAATATAATGATGACATAGCAGATAAGAGTTTTGTGCATCATATCGAACTGCCGATGCCAGATGGTTTGATATTGGATTCCGAGTCTGTTTCAACCGTTTTTATAAGCGATGATTCTGAAATATCTGAACCAATCGATTTTTCTCATTTTGTAAGTGATACATTACGCATGGATGTCGCAGAAGTACAACGATCTTTACGTGAAAAGGACGAAGTTAAAAAATCTTTCGAGGGTTCGACACAATCACAGGATGAACAAGGTTTCGATGTAACTGTTAATTTGACAGGTAATCTACAAACCAGTATAGTACAAACGCCTTATGACCCAGTTACTATGGCAAGGTTTATGGAGTGTAATGAAGTACATAAATCGGCGGTTATTAAAAAAGTTACAGATTCCCTATTGCGGAAATACAAAATAATACCACGCTTTCCGATTCGTAAAGATGAATCAGATGACGTGGATGAACATGGTTTTTTTGTTTCTGAAGTTGATTTTCAGTTGGATTGTCGTAAAATAATTAGTTTTTTACAAAATGTAGATGACTGTGAAGATTTTGAAGAAATTAACAAAAAAGTCGGTATGGATTATGAAGCAATTGGATGGGCGGGATATGAAGTTATAAGGAATGCCTTGGGAAAAGTCGTTAAGCTTAAACATGTCCCGGCATCCAGATTGCGTGTTTTACGTGGTTTTACCGGTTTTGTTGAAATAGATAGCGGTTCAAGAGGTTCTTTTGCACCTATTTACACTTACTATCAGCCATTCGGCAGTAAGGTTGTTGTATCTGAAACAGACCCGTTTGACGATTCTAATACCATTATTCGCAATTATGATCCTGAGTTAGATGGCGAACTCAATATATTCGAAAATGAGAATCTATCATGGAATCTTAAATCACGTAAGACAGGTGAAAGCATACCTTTTTCCCCTGAAAATTTCATGAAAGAAGCAGCTAATGAACTTCTTTATTTGCCAAACGTTCACAATAACAGTGTTTATTACGGCTATACAGATATTGTTCCGGCGATTGGTGCTTTATTAGCCAATAGTTACATACAAGATTACCGTTTAAAGTTTTTCGAGAATGATTGTGTCCCAAGATTTGCGGTTGTTATTAAAGGGGCCAAAATTGATGACGCATTCAAAAAACATATCCATGATTATTTTGAGAATAAGATAAAAGGATCGGCACATAAAACCATAATATTAACATTAACCGGAATGTCAGGAAGCCGAATCGATATTGAGTTTAAGAAGTTAAATGATGACAATATGGAAAGTAGTTTTATTGAAACACGAAAACAGAACGATTCCATTATTATGATTGCTCATGATGTTTCTGCGGCTATTTTAGGCATTACTGAAGCTGCGTCACTTGGAAGCGGTAAAGGAAATGCGCAGCACGATCTTTACATAGAGCGAACTGTTATTCCGAAACAGTTATATTGGGCCAGAAAACTGAACAAGATTTTTCGATTAGGTCTCGGTTGTGTTTCTGCGGTTATCGAGTTTGATCCATTGCGAATAACAGATTCTTTGAAGGCTGCACAAGCTATGCAAATTTTCTTAACAATGGGTGTCATTAGTATAAATGAGGCAAGGCGACAGCTTGGTATGGAAAGCATTGATGGTGGCGACAAAGTATTTTTAAGACTTCGAGATGCTAAAAGTCTTCTTAAAGTCGAAGATTTACCTCATTTAACCAGTTTAATCGAACAGATGCCAAATGGTTCCAATGACTTAAATACGGCTTCTGATACTGTTTTAGGAACTGTTGAAGACGACTTAAGTGTAAGTATTTATGGAAATGCTACACAAGAACAAATTGAGGCATTACAACAAACTGTTGAAGTTTTGGTAGAGTTCGTTGAAGAGTTGCGGCAAAGTGCTTTAGATCAGAGTTCGCCGTAATGATATACATTAAAGAAATATTTGACTTATTTCATGTAATTGTATATAATTACAGTATGCGATAATTTTGTGGTTTTTAGGTGTTTTATGCGAACTTTAATGTTTGTAGCTGTTTTTTGCCTTGGTTTTGTATTAATAAGTTTTGCTATAGCCAAATTAACGTCTCCTTTAGATCAAGATGAAACACCACTAACAGTTATCTTTCCTGTCAACAATTCAGAAAAAACAGACATTAGTCTGAAGCCCGTAAAAAGCGAGTCTATCGAAATAAAAGACTTACATTATAAGAAAAAAGGCTGCAATTGAGTGTTATGTTTATTTATATTAAGAACACAACTTTCCTCCCGTAAACCTATAAGGTTTCTGGGCGTAGCGTAGTCTGGTTAACGCACCTGCTTTGGGAGCAGGGGGTCGCAGGTTCAAATCCTGCCGCCCAGGCTTTCAGTCGGAATTTTCTTGTTCCGGCAAAAACTGCTTATGCAGTTTCAAAATAAGATGACGATATGAAAAGATTTGCCAGGCAAATTTGAAGTTTATCGTTATGTACTTTCTCAATTATACGACTGCATATAGCCGTCATTATTATAAAACTTCGTAAAACTGCTATGCAGTTTGCGGAGTTTTTTTGTTTAAGGATAAAATTATGGCGAAAGCTGATATTAAGCGGTTTCAGTTTTTTGACTTTTCTGCCGGAATAGAAGTAGCTGATTCCCCAGAATTAATTGAACAGTCGATCAGCGTCTGTATTTCTGGCTTATTTAGCACAGATGGTATTGACCGCGATGGTAGTGAGGTTTCAGACCCACTTGAATTTGATATACCTGCTTTTATGGCCAGTGGTCGAACGTTGCTTTTAGATCACAATTTCATTGTCGATCCGATAACAAGAACAAATAGCGTTGCAGGCGTTGTAGATACCGCAGTCCCAGTTTTCATAAGTGGTTTTAATCCAGAAAATGAATTGCAGTATGAATTTACGTCGTTAATAGATGGTTCTTTTGTTTCGTTTTTTGATGTTGATCGAATTCCTGATTTAAGCGTCGGGAGTAAAGGTGTTTTTGTAAAAGCACGTGTTACACATCCTATTGCTATTCAAAAAGTTTTGGCTGGGGAATTAAGAGCTTTTTCATGGCGTGGCTTCGCCGATACGGTTTCTAATCAAAACGGTGTTACACAGTTACGGGATATTGATTTAGTGGAAGTTTCTATTGTTCATACCCCATCTCGCCGAAGTGCTGTATTCAGAATGCTGGAAGAAGGTCACCCGGATCGGGAATTAGAATTTAAGGACGTTGATTTTGTTAAAGTCGGTTTTGATAAACGCAAATACAATATCAATACAATTAAAGAATACACCAAAAATTTATCAATAAACACACAAATAGAAGAAACTTCCGACAGTTATTATATTAACATCGGAAACCCTTCATTGGTGGATTTAGAACGCAGTTTTGCAATACCGGTAAATGGTAGAACAGTTATAGCTGCGCCAAAGATTAAGAATACGAGCAATACTTTCTCGGTTGTCGGGAAGTTGCAATCAACTTTAGTCAAGGAGCCAGATATGTCTGATACACTTGAAACGAAGGTTGAAGTCGCCAAAAATCAAGAGCCACAAAAACTCTATCTTTTGGATGCGGAAACCTTGCTTAAGAAGTTTCCAAACACCAAGATTATCCACAATAAATCTATCGTTTTAGAGGATATTCCTGTTGACTTGGAAACAGTTGAATTTGATTTTGCTGATTTCGAAGTCGATTCAGTTGTTGAAACCGATGTTGTCGTTGAGGCAACTGAAGTCACAGCGGTTGTTGAAACTGAGAACGAAGCAGTTGTTAAAACCGAAGTAGAACAAGCTGAAACTGTTGTTGCAGAACAACCTGAAACAGTAGTCCCAGAAACTTCCGCAACGGTCGAAACAACGGAAAAAAGCCGTCTTGATGTTATTGAAACTGCGTTGGCAAAAATCTTGGAGAATATGACACAAGAAAAACCGGCCAGTGAACAAAAAACACAAGATATGGAAAAACTTGTAGCAGAACAAGTAGCAGTAGAATTAGCTAAGCGACTGAAGTCGATTGAAGCTACTCAAACAGCTACTGAATCTCAGCGAGACAAACTTCAACGGATGTTAAATCGTTTTGAAACGATCACACCGGTGCAAACTACACGCGATGAAAACCGCGTAGAAACTGCCAAGTCTTTTGATTTGGATAAGTTTAGCGTTTTCGATATGTTTCCAAATCTTACAGTTAAAAAAGGAGCCTAATAATGAGCGTGTTGAATCCAAAAGTTAAGTCTATGCTTGATAAGCTCACCCGTATCAAGCAAGACGTTGTAAAGTCTTGTGGTGCAGGAAGTGGTGCTGGCGGTCTCGACCTGTTGCAGAACCCCAACCTGGAAATGAAGCGACGTATGATGGACGGCATTATAATGCTGCTCAAAGACGAAACTGCTTTGATTTCACAAGTTACCAATGTTATTGAAGCTCCATGCAAAGGTGAAATTCTTCGTTTGGACTCTTGCGATAACGGTGTTGTAGCTGCTTGTAATGCCAGTTGTCTACCTAACTACTCGATTGAGGACAGTTATGTAACTTTCGACATGGTAGCGTACTTGGCACGACATTCTGTTACCGAAGAATTCTTGCAATGCAATGAATACGGTCGGGAACGGATCAATGATCTTGCTATGGCTATGTTGCTGGTCAGTATGGGCAATGCGATGGAACGTGCTGCTATTCTCGGCGATGAAACGTTACCAACTGGTCCCGCTCAATCTGCTGACAATAACCTTTTAGGTGCTAATGACGGCTGGATAAAACTGGCATGTATGTGTACACCGGAATGCCAGGTTATTGATGCTGCTGGCGCAGGTCCAAGCAAAGCACTGTTTATGGCCGCTCGCAAAGCATTGCCAAACCGCTATAAACGAGATCGTAGCAATTACCGTTTTATTGTTGGGCCATCGATTGTCGATTGGTGGACTGAGTTTTTGAGCGGTTTGCCTACGGACCTCGGTGACGATTCTATTGTAAACGGTGGTAGCCAGCGTATTTTTGGTAGCAGCTTCTTTGAAGTCCCTCTGTGGGCTGAAGACCTGCCATACACGCCTGGCGTAGGCGACCCTGTTGATGTAACGCATATTCTGTTCACACCGCTTAGTAACCTTTACCACTTTACTCGCCGAAACTTGGAGTTTCAGACAGAGTACAAGCTGGAATGCGACCGTTACGAAACTGTTGGCCGTATGTCTGCTGACGTTAATATTGCCGATCCAGCCGCTTTGGTTCTGATTAAAAATGTTGACCCATGCGGAACTCCTTGGACAGGTTGCCAAATAACATGCCCAGGTGCTTGCGGCGTTTCGTCAGCTAATAATCCTTGTGAATAAACATAGCTTTAGCAGCATTAACTAAGTTAATGCTGCTTTTTTGTGTAACAAGGGTTGAATTTATAACGCGTATGACGTATAATTAATAAGATCGCTCATAAAGCGATTATCAAACAAGAGCGAAAACCGCGACGGCGGCGAGTTGCTAACTCAACTCTAGCTCTTTTTTTCTCAGTTAGGAGTAATTAGTGCCACGTAAAAAAACTATAGAAGATTTTTGGGAACAGACGAATAAAAATCAAACAAATAAATTTGATTACTCAAGATTACTGTTTAATAAAGCAACAGATCGTATAGAAGTCAGATGCATTAAGCACGATTTATGGTTAACGCAAGTTGCTTTGTATCATATGCAGGGTCGCAATCCCTGTTTAAAATGTGCTTCTGAACGGCTTAGGGATGAACGTAGTTTTTCTACTGAAACGTTTTTAAATAAAGCTAAGAAACAACACGGCGACAAGTATAATTACTCAAAAACAGTTTATTATAATATGATGACTAAGGTTGTCATAAACTGCCCCATCCACGGAGACTTCAATCAAACACCGTTAAATCACTTAAGCGGAAAAGGTTGTAAAGATTGTGGGAAAATCAGAATTCAAGAAAAACTGTCAAAAACAACAGAACAGTTTATTTTAGATTCAAAAGAAAAACATGGTAATAAGTATGATTATGAAAAATCGAATTACGTTAATGCGACAACGAAAGTTTTCGTAAAATGTCCGAATCACGGTTATTTTTTAGTAACACCAAACAACCATAACACGGGCAAAGGATGTCCGGTTTGTAGTGAATCTCAAGGAGAAAAGGAAATAAGAGTTTTTCTTGAACAAAATAATATTGTTTTTGAAACTCAAAAGTGTTTTGAAGAATGTCGGGATAAGAAACCATTACCTTTCGATTTTTGGTTATCCGAATTAAACTGCTTAATCGAATTTGATGGAAAACAACATTTTGAGGCTATCGATCATTTTGGCGGCCAAGAATCTCTTCAGCAGACACAATTCCATGATACTATTAAAAACAAATTTGCTTCCGAAAAAGCAATTACTCTTATTAGAATAAGATACGATCAGATAACTCTTATTGAAAATGTTTTAACCGAATTTCTGCAACGTTTAGAATTTGAAAGAAAATTTGGAACTACTCACAATTTTGTGAGCATCTTTAAAGAAGCAACATATAAAAAAGGCGTATTGAATATAGTATCTGATCAATGGCGAGACAAACAGCAGATCATTGAAAGCCGATTAAACTATCGTAATAAAAAAACTAAATCTATTTTTGCGAGAAAGTGCGAAGTTAGGGAAGTCAATTCTAAGGATTCTTCTAAGTTCCAAACATCCAATCACATTCAAGGTTCGGTAGGATCAAAAGTAAGGCTGGGTTTGTATTACAATGACAACATTATATCATTAATGACTTTCGGATATCAAAGAGTTAACTTAGGCCGAAAGTCTGAAGATGGTTGCTGGGAACTTCTACGCTTTTGTTCCAAATTAAATCACAACGTTCCTGGCGCAGCATCAAAACTTCTTAAATATTTTGAAAAAAAATATGAACCTAAAAAACTTATTTCTTATGCAGATAAGAACTGGTCTCCAGAAGGAAATGTTTATCGAAAATTAGGTTTTAAACACATACGGGATAGCTCACCTTGTTACAGTTATTTTAAGAATGGAAAACGCTATAATCGATATCAGTTCAGAAAGTCTCAGTTGATTAAAAAAGGTGCCGATTCAGCTATGACGGAACGGCAAATTATGCATAATTGGGGTTACGTTAGAGTTTGGGATTTAGGTTGTTTAGTTTTTGAGAAAGATTACGAATGACACGAATTAACGTAGGTGTATCACCATCAGCATTGTGCAGGCAACATTTGATTGCTGAACATAGAGAGATAAAAAGAATACCTAATGCAGTATCTTCCGGAAAAGCTAAAATAGTAAACATTCCTAAAACATTTGGATTAGGTACAGGACACGTAAAGTTTTTTTACGACAAACTCGGTTTCTTGCTTAAACGATACAAGTCGATACATAAGGAATGTTTGGATAGGGGTTATAACGTTCAAGATTATTCCAGCGCTTGGGATAATATTCCTGAAAATTTGATGAACGATTACTTACCAACATCAGAAGATCAACAACTTGTTTTAAAAAGAATACAAGAAAAGTTGGGAATATCACAACAATAAGACACGAAGTAAAGTCGTATAAGAAGTTATTTAAAAAGACTGTTTTCATATTCGTAAAGAAATTTTGGAGTTTTAAAATGTTTAATTTTGCCATTGCTTTTGTAATCGGTCTTGTTTTTGGTTGGATGTTACCATCTGAAAAAATACCATTTCTTGGCCGTTTTCTTGGTCCGAAACGAGTTTAACGTTAACCATTTACCGCATAAATAATTACACGGATATCAGGTGAAATAGTGAGTCAATGCATTCGTTTTGAACTTGTCGAAACAAGTTGCCCCTGTCTACTTAAGCTGCGTCGGCTTGGTGCTACAAACAATTGTAATACGTTAGTATTAAATCTTGAAAACGCAACGGTTCGTGAAATCTGCGATAATACTGGAACTGTTGTTGGATTTCATATTCAATCACCAGGTGGTGGTGCTAAGGTTGATATAAACAGTTCTTTTACGATTGAAGATGTCGAAGCTGCTATATGCGAATGCAGTCAAGCAGGTGGTATTGGTAGCGTAGAGGCAACCCCTTGGGCAATTCAATTTACAGATGAGACAGCAAGAACGATTGCTGATTTACCAGTTACATCTCCTGTAGAAAGTATTAAATTTAAGGTTTACACTTCAAACTTGACTATTAATACGGGTACAGGTGGTACGATTACACTGGAACCTGGTGATTCATTTTCTTGGGGAAAAAACAATAATGTAAATATTTCAGATTTTACTTTTCAGGGGGTTTCTATTATGGCCAGCGCTGTTAAGTATACTGTATACGGTGAAAAATGATAGATTTTTTTGAAATAATTATCGACAAGTCAGAGTAACGGAATAAAATAATGCCCCCAAATAAAAAATGTTTCTGTAATAATGCGGCAAGGGTACCTTGTACAAATTGTCCATCAGCAGATTCAGTTCAATGCATACCAGCAGGCCATGTCACTAGCTGCGTAACAAGCATACTGAATGATAATTTTGAAGTGTTAAGATGTTTAGCTGACATGTGCAATAACGGCGAGTTTGGCAATGAAGTAATAACCACACTTATTGATAACGGCGATGGTACCTTTACACATACTAACGAAGCAGCTACGATAACAACTTTTGATGCTAACGGTAGTATTGTCGATAATGAAGATGGGACATTTACATATATTAATGCAGGTGGTACTGAAACAATAATAAATGTATGTAGTATTATACAAGATGGTACCTGCTCAATTTTTTCTATTAATTCAGGTGACACAGCAGATGTCGAAGATTCTGTAAATGGCGTAACGGCAATGGTTGTTGGCGATATCATTCATTTTTGGAGTTCTGATTCGTCTGTAAATATCACTGTAACGCCCGGTAGTGCGATTGTTGATATAACCGCAGAGGGCCATACATCTATTGTAACACCAATAGCACCATTAAGCGAAGGTAGTAGAGTTATTGCCACGCATGATGACGGCACTGGAAATATTGTAAACATTGAAGAAAGCATATCGACACTTGTGCATAATGGCGGTGGGATTCATACATTTACTTCTGAAGATGGTACTGTAACTGTCTTTAATGCTAACGGTGTCGTTTCAGACCCTTCTGTAATTACAAATGTTATAGAAGGGCACCGAATAGCGACTCATCACGACGGTAATGGAACAGTCGTTGATATTGATGAAACTATTACAGAGATCAGTTATGATGCTGAAACTCAAAGTTTAGAGTATATTGACGAAAACGGAGATCAAACTGTACTTGATTTATCAGGTTTGATGGGGGAACCTATAACAGAATCGCTAACCGTTTTATCTTATGATGATATGAGTTACGATATGATTTACACGGATGAAGAAGGTCAGGATACAATTATTTCTTTGGCAGGACTTGCAACAGGGGATAGAAAAGAAATAACATTAACCGGTGCCAAACCAGTTCTCGCTCCTGGTGAAATAGTCGACCTTTCCGGTGAAGATTCGTCTATCGATGGTCCTGCGGGAACATATAAGTACATCGACGATTTTGGTTTAGACCCCGTACCTGAAACAGACGGATATTTTGTATTAGACCCTGAAGTGGGTCAAACAGGAAAAATAGTCAGATTAGATCGAACTTTGTTCGATTTTGAGTATCTGGGCTTATCCGAAGGGCAAGATATTACTCCAATACTTGACATAGCAAAAAATAACTTTACTGATGATGTTGTGCGAATAGCATTACCTAAAACAATATCAAACGTTACATCTTCTCAAGTTATCTTTCCAGAAAATTTAAGACGTTTTGAAGTTTTAGCTGGCGATTGTACAGTGACCCAAATTCAGAGTGGAGTAGGACTTGGTACATCGGTATTTGAGTCTATGTGGGTAATTCCAAATCCGCAGAATGTTTTAATTCAAGCAGGTGTTAAATTTAATGGATTAATAACGTCAGCTAACTTTACTGAGAGCAGCGCTGGTTTAATCAGGATAGACGGTTCTAATAAATCAGGTGTTGGTGGAACTATAGAATGTTATGCTGATTTTGATGGATCGACATCAACTGGTTTAGCGATTGTTGGTGTAAATGATGTGGCGAATGCGTACGAATCGATAACAATAGTCGGAAATTATAATAATAGCGGTATCGATGCATCGAGTTTTTCAATTGATCGCAGAGTTACAGCCGATATTTACGATTTGACAAACTATAATAAAAATCATCCGGGATCGCGAAGATTTACCGATACACCTGCCTTAATTCAAGATGGTTATCAACCACTGTTGGCCAGGCCAAACTTAAGTCAGGGTAATTACGATAGGCGTATACAAGTAAGGACATATCATGGGCACGACGAATTAGCAGAACAAGTTGGTGTTTTTGCAAATCAAAATCGAAGAGTCGTTTTACCAGCCGGATCAGTTTGGCAGCTTGATGAAGGTATCAGGATTCCAACCGGTGTAACTATTACAACTGATCCAGATAATCCCGCAACGATTATTCATCCACCAGGTCAACAAGGTTGTATCTTTATTCAAGGCGCAGATATTACATTTGAGAATTTTATCTGCGATTTTAAGAATGGTGAGGTTTGGTTTCCTTTTCAAACGTTTTTTAGCCACGTTACAGGTGGCTTCTATACTGGCGATGGGGCCGCGTGGAATTTTAATTACACTACTGGTGTCGGATTGCGACAACACGAGACATTGACATTTACGGGCGGCGAAACCGGAAAACTTATGGATTTTGGTGGGGTGTTCTCATTTGACACCGGTGCGGCTGGTCCAGGCGGCACTGGACCGGGTTCGTTTACGGTTGGTGAACGGCTTTTGTTTGGCGACGGCTCAACGGCTGTTATAACAGCTAAAACTGGAAATGACACGTCCGGAACACTTACAATAAGTAGATTGCATGGAAATATTACGAATAACAATACTATTGATGGTCTAACATCTGGAGCAACAGCATCGGTTAATGGCACACTTACAACTAAATCAATGCGGGTGTTACCGATGACAGGCAGTGTCCCAACTAACAGCGATACTATAACAGGTACATTGTCTGGTGTAACAGCTACTGTCTCAAGCGTACCGACAGTAATTGGATCGGCTCCAGACAACCCAATAAGAGACATTCGTTTTAGGAATTTAACATTCATCGATAGTGATGATAGCAGACGGAATCTTACTTCTGCCAGAGATATTACAGTTAATTTTGGCAGTGGATCGGGGACTGCTTTTGTTGAAGGTGAAGTTGTTACTTTTACGGGGGGTATAACAGCAACAATATTTACAGTAACTGATAACGGGGCAACTGGTACATTCACAGCAGTTGCATTATCTGGGGCTGTCGAAAATGTCGATCCAGGAGATTCCATCACCGGCGGTACTGGTGGTAAAACAGCGACAGTTGTTGGAACACCGACAACAGTTTCGCATAGTGGCGATAGCTGGTGCATATCTTTTGTCAGCGATAGCGGTTTTTACTACGACTTACCATCAAGAAACGTAATTGTTGAAAATTGTAAAATGTTGGCAAGAGATCGTCAGTTAACAGCAAACGGCAGCGAATTTATCGGTTGGCAAGATGTTATTATTCGAAATAATTATATCGATTACGGATATGCCAATCCGATTGCAATATCGTCTCTTTCTGATAGACAATTTTTCAAACGAATTATTATTGAGAATAATATTATGACGAACTGTCGTTCTGTCGGCATATACGTTGGTCTCGATCCCGATGCAACTGGTGGCTCAGTTGATAATGTATCTATTGAAGACATCACGATCAAAGGTAATGAGATTATATGGGGAACTGATGTACCGCCAGGATCATTTTCGAGAACCTCAGTTTTTGTTAGATGTACGGGTAATTGTAAGCGATTACGTATTGAAGATAATGTTATTAATACACTCAATGTAATCGGTTCGACAATTTCTTTCATTGATTTGCGAGGGAATCCGGTCGGTCCTGATAATACTTTTTTGGTTAGCAATAATCGTTTTATTGGAACTGGTAGTTTTAGTATTGGTGCGGAATATATTCAATACTTTGACAACTTACCGCTTATTAATAATTTAACGGCATATTGGCCGCTTGATGAAGCAAGCGGAAACATGCTTGATGTAATTAATGGGCACGATTTAATTGATACTAATACAGTTAGTAGCGTTGTTGACGGACCTAACGGCGTTCAAGCCAGACGATTTACAAAAGCCAATTCTGAAAGAGGTCTTTTACCGGCTCAACCGTGGAATCGTATTGCTAATGAATCTTTTTGTTTTGCCGGTTTTTTTAGAATACCTGGAAACGCGGCTGATCAAACAGGCGGTCTTTTAGCTAAATATGGAACTGGGGGAAGTTATTTACTTTCATATAATGATACCACTGATGCGGTCTCTTTCAGTATTCGAAGCGCAATTGCTACTTTTACAGCAATCAGTCCTGTGATAATTCTTGAAGGAAATTGGTATCATGTCGTCTGTTATTATAATCGAATTACAAGTAAAGTAGGTATTGTAGTTAATGGAGGGACTGCTACGGAGTCATCAGTATCATCTGCTCCCGCTGATCCTGAATTGTCTTTTAATTTAGGATACAATGGAACATCCGCTTTCGTGGATGCTGATATGAGTCAGTTTGGATTTTGGAAAGGGCGAATTTTATCGTCTAACGACATAGATCGTTTATACAACTCCGGATTAGGTCTACCTTTTGACGCCGATGTATTTGACACTATTGGTTAGCAAATAATATCCTTACAATCCAGATCAGTAATGAAATAAATTAAAATATTTGACTTTTTACATATCAATGTGTATAATTTTAGTATACAACTTTTACTGGGGAAAAATAATGAAGCATTTCAGTATTTTAACAATGATTATTGTCCTAACATTGTTTTCGACATCCTGTTTTTCACAGGACTCAGACTATGTATCGGATTATTCAACAGCATCCAATGAAGGTAGGTTGTGGATAATTAGTATTTCTACGGAATTCTGCTTACCTTGCAAATTGTTGGAACGTGATGTTAAAGCGTTAGAAAACAGTAATATAGTTTTTACACACATTACACCGACCAGTGAATATGGTAAAAAACTTATAGCTATATATAAGAGTCAGAATATGAAAGATAGTAGAATTCCTATTTTTAGAGGTACTCCAGATTGGGCTATTTGGAAGTTTCAAGACGGTAAATTTCGTTTTATTCAAAGACAAGGAATAACCGGTTACAGTGGTGTTTTACCTGAAGTTGTTAGAACATGGCCAAAGGAGTAATCAAACACAACAATCACTCGGCAATTAAAATAAATTTTGATATTAGAAAAAAGCAGGATTAAATCAACAATGTTAAATAAATGTAATATTTTTTTTATTATAGTCATTCTGACGACGATAACAACCTTTGGATATGCTAATGATGAACGATTGAAAGAATATTATCAAGCTTGTTGCCGAATATCGGTATCTGGTGGCGTCGGTTCCGGTACCATTTTTAAAGAAGATAGCAGCAACTATTATGTTTTAACTAATGCGCATGTTGTTGGTAATGCAAGAAATGTTAATTTGGAATTTGCAAAATTTAACGGCGATGTTGTTTATTATTCACCTTCAATACAAGGTAAGGTTCTTCGTAAAAAATTGATTTCAAGCGGAGCTTTTGACGTAGCTATCGTACAAGTGCCTAAGCAAAATATGCGGGGAGTTAAGTTACCTGTTTTTGAGATATCTGAGACAGAAAATATTAATAAAAACGAACTGCATATATTTACAAGTGGTTCACAGGCTGGAGAATTAGGCAGTATCCAACCAGTTCATATTAATAAAACCGATAATCAGTTGATTTATTATATTCCGACAGCGAGGCCTGGTAGAAGCGGTTCTTCAATTGTTGATTTAAATACAGGGAAAATAGTTGGATTGGTAGCTTGGCTAACTGGAGAAGGTTCCCAGAGTCAAGGATTAGCAATGACAAGTATTAGGATTCGGTCTTGGGTTTTAAATAATGATGCATATATAGAAACTATTCAACAACCTGAAATGATACCAATACCATTAGCACCTATCGAAACTTTGCTAAAAAAGACAGAACTTCCCGAAGATGCTAAAGAAGTACCTTTGGCTAAAATTCAAGAGACCGGTTATAATACAGAACAAATTGTTATACCGAGTTTTGAGCCACCTGCACCGCCTTCTGGGATTGTAATAGGATCGTCTTCGAATCTGTATAATGCAGATAATCCCTGGTATGATGATTCTCCGTCCCAACCGGACAATGATCGTAACGATGGCGACGGCACACCTTGGGACAACGATCCACCATCACCGCCCCAAGAACCCCCAAAAGAACCAAACCCACCTGAAAAACCGGCCCCACCTGAAAGTTCAATACTTGAAAATCTTATAGTAGAAGGGTTTAAAGAACAAGATAAGAAATCAGACGAAATTCTTAAAAAACTTGACAAGCGGTTTAGATTAATTCCTGAAAAACCAGTTAGTCCGAAACCTGATTCACAGAAAGATGAACCAGATTCAGAACCAAAACAGGATAACTTACCAGATTCAGAACCAAAACAAGATAACTTACCAGAACCAGTTCCACCTAATCCAAACGAACCTTTTGATAGTTTTCCTAAAGAAAAACAGGAAACTGCTAAACTGTTTGATAAGTTACTACAACGTCGATTAGACGGTTTGGACGTTACTTTTTCAGATTCTATGACACGACTTGAGCGGGCCATTAAATCATTGGAAAATAAAATACAACCGCCAATTAATGAAGATAAATTATTCAGTAAGTTTGGTACTTGGTTTAGTAAGTTACCGATTGTCAAAACAACACAATCAATGTTTAGTACAGCAATTTGGGTATTAGGTGCGTTTGCTGTTATTTACGTTTTGAATTTTATTTTTACGATATTTGGGGCACCAAATTGGGGATTTCGTACAATCAGTATGATATTCTCCATTTTTAAAAGTAATAAAACACAATCAGTAAAAACAGTTGAATTACCTGAAGTAATAATCAAAGAATCTCCCATTACGGTGTCCGATTTGCAATTTTTGAAAGATAAGATAAAGCAGTTAAGTACTTAGATAGTTACAGAGTACTGTAATTGTACGAAACTTATAAATTTTAAAATATTATAGTAGAAAATTAAATGGCATCAGGTCAAACATTATTTATTCTGGACGCCAAGTCAAGTCAGGCAACCGCTACTTCTTTTGCAACGCAAGGCACAATAGTTGACGCGTCTACACCTTTAGCTATTTTTTCGTACTTAAAATTTCCTGCTGCCGCAAATTCACATCGAGATTGGTTTCTTCAAGTTCCTTCAAATTACGCAGGTGGCGGATTTACATTCAGTTGGAAAGGTGGTACGGATAACACCAATACGGGTGTATTTGAATTGGAGTTTCGTGTTATTAAAGTTGCAGATGCTTCTATCATGACATCTGATCTTGGTGTAGATACCGCAACTGCTGTTACTATAACAGATACACCACCTGCTACACCGATTAATAAAATTAATTATTCGACAACGGGAAATTTGTCTCATGCTAATGCAGGCAGTCCTTCGGCAGGTGATTTTATTATCGTTCGGGCCACTCGTGATGTCTCTGTCGGTTCAAATAACACCGGAGCATTACAACTTGTCAGTATAATTATAACGGAGACATAATTATGCGAGGTGTATTTACTAATAATAGTACGTATTTAGCATCGACTGTTGGCTCGTCAGTAAGTGCTTATCCTCTTACGATGTCATGTTGGTTTTATCCAACATCTTTTCCAGCGACACAATATTTGTTTGGAACAGTGTATAATGCTGGTAATGTTGACCATGCTCTTATATTTATAAATTCATCCGGTCAAATTAGTTATTTTTTAAGGCGATCAGGTTCATTAGTATTAACTACAACAGCGACAGCATCTTCAGCTACATTAAATCATGCTTTAGTTGTATCTGCTTCTGCTACGGATCATCGCGTTTATCTAAACGGCAGTAATAAAGTAACATCAACTACTAATATACCGTTCCCTCAAAACTTAAATACAATTTCCATAGGTATAAATAATCGACTTAGTATAACAGGTGCCGCGACTACCACTATTGTAGGTGAATGTGCTATTTGGAATGGAGCACTTGATGATGATGATGCAGCAATGCTGGCTAATCGTATTTCACCATTGCTAATTCGCCCCGATCTTTTACGACATTATATCCCTTGTGGTGGTTTACTGGTACCACACTCTGTTGATGGTGAGATAGACTTAATAGGCGGCGTGACTTTGGCTGAGAATGGTACTGTCGCATTTTCAACAATCAGTAATCCAGATATATATCATCGGTCCCCAGTACAATTTATAAACACATTTGTTCCTGCAACAGGAACGTTATTGCTTGAAGGCGGTAAGGCAACGTTATCCGCAACCGGTGCATTAGCTGGAACCGGAACTGCAACACTTGTAACAGACGATGCAACGTTATCCGCAATCGGTGCATTAGCTGGGACCGGAACTGCAACACTTGTAACAGACGATGCGACGTTATCCGCAACCGGCGTGTCTGCAATAACGGCAACTGCAACACTTGTAACAGA